CCGCCGAAGGACCATTCGGCGAGGGCGCGGAGGCGTTTTTTTCCTGTTCCAGCAGCAGACCCTTGGAGACGTAGGTGAGCTGGAAGGCCTCGAAGATCGGCCAGACATCGAGCAGTGCGTCGATGGCCTCCGGGCTCGGGTCGATGGGCTTGCCGTCCGCGTCGCCGATGCCCTCCCAGGCGAGCACCGCCCGCCGCGCCAGCGCCTTGGCGAAGGCGACCGCACGCTCCTCGTCGGAGGCGTCCTCGGGCACCGCTTCGACGGCGGGATCGCTGCGCGTCGCCACCATCAGCGCGGTGGTCAGCGGGCTCAGCTGCACCCGGACGCCGGGGGCGAGATCATGCCAGCGCGGTTCATTCGTCAGGTCGAGCGTCAGCATCAATACGTCTCCACATCGTTCACGAGGGTGGCGGTGCACATCCGGCCAACGACGCTGTCGCGGGCGGCCTGCCAGTCGAAGGTCGCCTGGACGCCCTGTGGGCCGGAAATCTCGATCCGCGGGCGCGGCAGGTAGACGGCGTGCACGGTGACGGTGAGGCTTTCGCCCGAAGGGAGGACGTAGGCGAACTCCATCTCGCAGGCCTCGCCGTTGATGGCCTGCGTCACCAGCGTCTGGTCGGCGAACCGCACCTCGATCCGGCCGGTCAGCGCCGCGATGGATGGGTCCGCCCCGTCGATGCGCCCGTCCGAGCGGATGGTCTCGATCCGGTCGAGATTGTTGGCGTAGGTGATCTCGGCCGAGACCACGTTGCCGAGGGCGGAGCCATTCCGCGTGATCGCGCCGTTGAAGTGCCCGAAACGCTTCAGCTCCAGCGCGGCGGGTGTCCCAGCGCTGGTCGTCGTGCCGACCGTCTCGCCCTGCGCCACCAGCCGCGCGGTTGCCGTCAGAAGGCCCGAGCGCTGCATCTGCCAGGTGATCTGGTCGAGCACGCAGCCGGAATACATCGCGTAGCGCGGCACCTCGGGCATGCCGGTCTCGATGGACATGCTGGGCAGCGTCCAGGACCCCGACTGGAACTCATGCGTCCAAGGGCCGGTGCCGGTCGTGGTTGGGTCACCAAAGGCTGCCTTCAGCCAGAACCCGAAAGCTTCCGCATCGAGCGGCACGACCACATCGCCATCGGCCGTCACTGCGTCCTTGATCGGCGCTAGCGGATCCCGGCCGTAACCCAGCAATTCCGAATTGAGCAGTGGTTGCTCCGCCCCCAGCGAGGTGCTGGCGAAGGGCATCTTGGTGAAACCGCCCACGGGCGGCGTTCCATAGGTCGTCTCGAACGCAAGCGCCATCTGCGCCCGCGCCCCCTGGGCTCGTCCCATCGTGTTCTCCTTGGATTGTCGGGGTCAGGCCAGCGGGTCGGCCGTCGAATAGTGCAGTACCACCGGCACGACGGCCGCCTTCAGGCTCGCCGCGCCCTCGACCGGCAGATCGACTGGCCGGGGCGCTTCGGCCTCGATCCAATCGCAGAGGCCGCCCAACGTGCGGTCGCCAGCAATTGCCGCACCGATGCTGGTGGTCAGGGTATCGAACGCAGCGTCACGCGCCGCGCCTTGGACCACCGCCTCGATTTCGGCGCGGTGCTGGTAGTGGTAGCGCAAGGGCGACAAAGTCACCTCGGGCTCCCCCGGCTCGCCGTCGCGCAGGATCAGCAGGCCTTCGGCCGGGACACGCTCGGGCAGCACCTCTCCGCGCAGGGCGGTGGCGGGCAGCGCCGAAAGCCGCGCGTGCAGCGCGGTGAGGATGGTTTCGCGGGGGCTGGGCATTATGGATGCTCTTGCTGAATTGTGACTTCTACGAGAGGTGTTGATGTGCTAGAGGTAATACCTGTGAATACCCGCGTGGAGTCATCCCCATGAACGCCGTCCGCCCAATTGCCGTAAAACTTGATCAGGACACCCGCGACCGCCTCAAGCGGCTGGCGGAGGCCAGAGACCGCTCCACTCACTGGATGCTCCGCGAGGCCGTGGCGCAATTCGTCGATCGCGAAGAAAAGCGCGAATCGTTTCGCCAAGCCGGGCTTCAGGCATGGGAAGAATTTCAGGCCACCGGCAAGCACGTCACGCATGACGAAGCCGATGCCTGGCTTGTCAGGCTGGAAGCGGGCGAAGATGCGGACGCTCCTGAATGCCACGACTGATCTGGTCTCCCGCAGCTCTGCGGGACGTTGAGCGGCTCTACAGATTCCTTGCCGATAAAAACCCCGATGCAGCGCGCCGCGCGGCCAAATCCATTCGCGAGGGTATGAACATCCTGCGCGACCAGCCGGGGGTCGGTCGCCCCGTCGAGGCGATGGCCCCGGAATTCCGTGAGTGGTTCATCGCGTTCGGTGACAGCGGGTATGTGTCGCTCTATCGGTTTGACGGCGAAACAGCGGTGGTCCTGGCCGTTCGTCATCAGCGTGAAGCTGGGTATTGAGGGTGGGCGACCGGCTACAGCCTTCCGCCCACCCAGTTCGCTAAGATCAAACCCGGCACCGCGTCATGCGCCCGCTCCGCATCCCGCGCGAGGTCGAGCCGCTTCGGCAGCTTGACCTGCGGCACCAGCAGGAAGATCGGCGCAGTGACCCTTCCGCGCCCGGTCTTCGAGCGCGACACGACCGCCTGACCCTTCGTGTTCAGCCGTCCCTCCGCCACCAGCAGGCTCGGACCCGTGCGGCGATAGACGAAGCGCAGGCGAAGACCGCGTCGCCGTTCCCATTCGCCGGGCGTGATCCGACCACCCCGCGCGGATTTCCCGGCGGCCTCGGTCGGGATCGCCAGCCAGAACCCGTTGCGCGACCGGATCAGCGGGCCGGTATCATGCGCATTGATGATCTTGGGCGCTTTTGACCAGACCAGGGCTGCGGCGTTCAGGCTGGCTTTGCCTTTGGGATATTGCTCGGACCGGATCGTGCGCGCGAGCCGGGTGCCCAGCCCCGCGCCGGTGATCTGCCCGCGCCAGGCGGTCTTGAGACTGGTCCCGGCCTCGCGCGTGGCGGCGGTGACAGCCTTCTCGCCAGCCCTGATTTCGGCCGCCATCATTGCAGCGAGGTCGGGCGTTACGTCGAGTTTGAGCTTCATCCTGGCCTCAGATCGACGGTCCAGACCAGCCGCTCGCGGTCCCGCAGAGGCTCGCCTTGAATGAGGAATGCGTCGCCATCGATCTCGATCCGGTCACCGGGGCGCGGGTTCGCCACTTCGGCGACACGCAGATCAACGCGTGTGGTCTCGGACCACATGCGCGCCTTGCCAAAGCCCGTGACCTCGTCCGCGCGGCGGGTGACCACGCGGACGAGAACCGGGTTGCCGCCGTCTGCGATCCAGGTGGCATCGCGCGCGATATCGGGATCGGCGAAGAGCGTCTCGATGGCGGCGGCAAAGATGGACACGTGTCAGCCGTCAGTTCGAGCTGTGCAGCCGGATCGCGAGGCGCGGGCGCTTGTTGACCGGCAGGATCGAGGCCTCGGTCATCAGATCGATCCAGCGGCCCTTGGCATCCATCATCTGCCGGGCATAGAGCGGCAGGCCGATGGTATTGGCGGTCTCCAGCAGGTTGGCGGGGCCGCCATAGGTGGTGAAGGTGTCGAAGGTGCCCAGCGGGAAGGCGATGCCCTCGCCGGTGGGGATCAGCCGCTCCGAGGTGCCGTTCGAGAGGGTGACCGAGCCGTTGTATTCCTCGAAGAGGATGCCCGCGAAGGGAAAGGCGCGGCGCATGTCCTCGCGCAGCGGCTGGCCGCCCGTGGCCGAGAAGAACTTGTAGGCATCCTCGGTCTTCGGGTGGCTGATCAGCTTGTCGAAGAACTCGGAGCTGACCAGCGCATGGGCGGTGGTCATGGTCTCGCCCTTGAGGTTGTCCTCGATCGCGCGGAGCGTGGTGCGCACCTTGCCCTGAATGTTGGTGCCTGCCGTGCCGAAAACGAAGTCGACCGAGATCTGCGCGAGCCCGAATTCGGTGAAGTAGTTGTAGAGCGTGGTGCCCGCGCCGTCCTTCACGATGCCGCGCAGGGCGTTCATCTCCATGTATTCGCGGGTCTGGGCATGCTTGCGGCGCATCAGCGTCAGCTTGCGGTTCATCACCTCGACCAGCGGATCGGCGGCGTCCGAGACGCCCAAGCTCGGCATGCCCTGAATATCGGCGGGCAGGATCACGTCGTCATGCGGGATCCATGGCAGCGCGAAGCTGCGCATCGACCGCTGCTCGCGGTTGCCGACGGTGGCGGCGGCACCGAGCGGCACCGAGGGCAGCAGGCTGAGTACACCTTCGCGCTGCTCGATGACGATGGAGCGTTGCGTCACGCCCTCGAATCGAAAGAGCCCGATCTGGCCGAGCCGGGTGTAGAGGTTGGGCAGGATGTTGATGGCCTGCGTCATCTCGGCGAGCGAATAGCCGCCCGCGTCGAACGGGTTGCGGGTGAGGGTCATGGGGATCTCCGGGGAAAGGGGGGGGGCGGGAAAAAGGACTTTGGTGCGCGCGCGGCCGGATCAGGCGGTGTCGCGCGGGATGATCCCGAGGGCGGCGATCTGGCCGATCTTGGTGGTGATCTTGCCTGTGTCATCCACGGTGCCGTCGTAGGCCAGCGCCGCGCGCGAGACGATGGCAGGGCCGCGCACGAGCACCACGCCCACGGCATCGGCGAGGGTTGCGTCGACGGCGTAGAGCAGCACGGCGGCGGCCGTCTCTGATCCATCAGTGCCGGTGTCGGGGGAGAGCGTGTACTTGCCGCTGGCGGTGACGCGCCCCAGCACGGAGCCGACCGGATAGGGCATGCCCGTCAGCAGGGTCACGGTCTCGCGGGTGTAATTCGGGTTGACCTCGTATTTGAGGACGT